AGTGTTACGGGGCTATCTGCCAGTCTTACCAACAACATTATTCTTGCCAGTGGTGGGGTAGTCAGACAGCAGTTTGATGGGACTAATTGGAATTTTACGGGAGCACTTGCTGTAGCTGCAGGTTTTGGCTGTAATACTAAGACCGCACAGACTGCCTATGCTTCGGGTGGAGATATTACTCCTGGGGCAGGAGCATATGGTGCTGATAGTGAAGTCAATTTCGCCGCTATGGTTACGCTTGTGAAAAATATGAGAATAGCTTTAGTGGCTAACGGTATAATGAGTTAATAATTATTAAATGTTAAAATAAAAGTATGATAATCAAACAAATCGAAAATCAGGCAGTAGAAAGTAATATCAGATATGAAATCTTTGACGTTGTGCCTATGCCAACAGCAGACGGTAAAACAGTCCAAGTTCTCCAATTAAGAGAAACTCTTAGTGTAGAGGAATGTAATGAGAGAATTACCAGCTGTGACCAGCAGATTGCCTCTATAACGGCTGAGAAAGTAAGATACGAAGCTATCGTAGCTGAGATAGAAAAATTATAATTTAAATAAAATATGAGAATAGAACTAAACGACCAAGAGTGTCAAAACGTCAAAGTAGCCTTATTATCTTTGGCTAAAAGCCCGCAGGTAAACGAAGACAGTATGAAAATGTTGTTAAATTTAAGTGACAAGTTCACGGTGAAGGAAGTAGTAGAGAAAAAGAAAAAAGAGAAAAATTGACAGAATGTTTACTGCTTTGCTATTATTGAATAATGAGAAAGACTAAGAAAAAGGGCAAAATTGTCAACTTTGGGAATACTTACGCCAAGGGGTTTGTTAAGAAGATAAGTAAAAGCGTTAAAGACATTAAGGAAGGTCGGTTAGGATTGTGTATCATTTCAAGTAGTACGGTTGATAGAGATGGTGATGTTTTAGTTGCTGAGGGGGCAGATTTTTCAAATTTCAGAAAGAATCCTAGATTAATTTGGTCGCATAATAGCGGAGGCGGAGAGAGTAGACCGTCTATTGGTCGGGTTGAGAATGTTGAGGTGAAAGATGGCAAGATTTACTTCACTCCTGTATTTGATTTGAAGGATAAATTTGCTAAAGAGATATTTAGAAAGTTCAAAGATCGGTTTTTAGACGCTTTTTCTATTGGGTTTTTACCAAAAGAATGGAGTGAGAATGAAACTGGTTATGTTTTTAAGAATTGGGAAGCATTAGAGTTTAGTGCAGTCAATGTACCTGCCAATCCTGAGGCTTTGGTGGTGCTGAGAAGTCAAAAGTTTGAGGTATCTAAGAATTGGAAAGATTGGAAAAAAGAAGATAAGCCTTTGATTGATCCCGAAGAAGAAGATGAGGATGATGAGGATGAAGCAACAGATAAGAAAGAAGGTTGGGAAGAAAGTTTTGAGGGAGTGGTTAAACATTCTCTTGACCTTTTCAAAAAAGGGAAATACAGTATTAAGAAAATGAGCAAGTTTTATAAAAAGTTTGGGAAGATTGCACCTAGTAAAGAACATTTTGAGTTAGCGTTGGTCAAAGTTGCTAGAGGGAAGTTAGTTAAAAAAATAAAAGTAGTGCCCGATAAAAAAGCATTACTTAAGCAATTAATTATAATTGCTGATAAACTTGGTGATGAGTAGGGTTTTCTCCAAAGCCTACGCATAGCTTATAAATTAACACGAAAGGTGGTGAATATATAAATGAAAAAATCTGATTTGAAAAAACTATTAGTGGAGATTGCTAAGGAAAAGAAACTTGAGGCGAAAGCCAAAAAAGAGAAACAAGCCGAAGTATCTGCGTTAATGGAAAGTTTGGTTGAAAAAACCACAAAGGCAGTTTTGAAAGCTACTAAAGCAGGGGGTTCTACTCCTGATAAAGGTGAGCCTACAAATGAAGCTAAAGAAGAAAAAGTTGAAAAATTCTTCAAAGCACTCATTAGAGGCGATAAATCGGCTGATGTTCTTGTTGAAGGTACTGACTCCGCAGGTGGCTATTTAGTCCCTGATGAGTTTAGAGCCGACATTGTAGACTGGGCTCAAGATAAGCCAGTTATTAGAAGGTTTGCAACGGTTTTCCCCATGAAAGGGAAACTTTTGGAACTTCCTGCTTTGACTGCTGATGTTGCTGTATATTGGGGTAGTGAAAACACTTCTTTATCCACAACTTCTGCTGAGTTTGGCAACGTTCAACTTACTCCATTCAAACTCAATGCAATAATCTTCTTAACAGTTGAATTGCTTGAGGATTCTGCTATCAATTTAGTTTCTTATTTGACCGAACGTTTTGCTCAGGCAATATATCGTGAGGAAGATAGGAAATTTGTTGCTGGTACTGGATCAGGACAACCTACAGGACTTTCACAGGCTAGTATTAACAGCGTGGACGCTGGAAATGCTGGTACTGCGGATCAGTTGATTGAAACTTATTGGCGATTGTCGCAAGGACATAGAGAAAATAGTGTTTGGCTAGCGTCTAACATTACTCTCTTTAACATCAGTAAGTTGAAAAATGACAATGGTGATTACTTGATGATCTCACCCACTTCTGGTGGGCTACCTACGATCATGGGTAAACCAGTCATGGAACAAAACGACTGTGGAAAGACTGTTTATTTTGGTGACTTAAGATTCTATTACATTGGTGATAGACGGCAGATGACTGTAAAGACAACTACCGAAGGTGCTGGTACTTTTTTGAAAGACCAGATAGCCATTAAGGTTACTGAAAGAGTTGACGGTAAGCTGGCTCTTGCTAGGGCTATGCGTAAGATTACCAACTGGTAATTTTTTGCCTGATGGGGATAATCTTGGAGATAGATTGTCCTCAAATGGGAGGAAATTATGATACAAGTAAGATTAAATAAAAAGTCAAAATATGGCAGTAGAAACTCTGTTCTATTAGTATCCCGAAATATAGCTCATGGGATAATAGATGGAGGATTTGGTACGATCTACAAACCCAAAAAAACAATTTACAAAAACAGGATGTTGCGTGGAGGTAAGTAATGAATGCTTACGTTTTGACGACTGTTGCTAGGTTAAAGGCTTTTATAGGCATGACTGGGACGACTTATGATAGTGTGTTTGAGGTGATTATTGATTCCGTTACGGATTTCATTGAGAATGAGTGTGATAGAAGATTTAAAAAGACTGCTTATACTGACACGGTTGTTGATGGTCGGGGTAGTAGTGAGTTAAATTTGCCTCAATTTCCTGTTGTATCGGGAGAAACTTTTACCTTATATCACAGAAATTCAGGTACTTATGGTGGTAATACTTGGACGGTGGTTAGCAGTAATGATTATAGGAAAAATGAGGAAGCTGGAATTGTTAATGCAAATGGGGCATTTTATAAAGGATTTCAGAATTACAAAGTTTTATTTACGGCTGGATATGATTTTGAGAATGTTACTGATCCTTTAAAGACCCTGGCAAGTGTCGGATTGTCGGATTTAGAGATGATTGTTTGGAAGTTGTGCAATAGGGCTTTCAATGATAGAAAATCAAGTGGTAACATAAGCAGAATGAAACTGTATAACTACGATGTTACATTTAGTAAGGAGGCTTATAGTGATGACGAAATTAAAGAGGTTTTGTCAAAATATAAGCGTTTTGTTGTATGAGCGTTAGACATTTTTTTGACACTACTGCGATCATCAAAAGGATGACACCCGTTATTGGAACTGATAAAGTCAGGTCTAGGTCTACTGCTACGGTTGATGTCAATATTCAGCAATTAGATAAAGAAAGTGTGCAAAAGCTAGAAGGGGTGTTTGGTGAAGATTACGTTTTGTATTGTGAATCAGATGTGAATATCAGAGAAGGCGATACGGTGGTGTCGGGAGATAATCAATTTAAAGTTACAGAAGTAATTGAGGCTAAATTATTTGGGATAAATGAATTTAAACAAGTTTATATCTCAAAATTAAATGAAAGTTAATATTAAGGTTAGTCCTAGTCCTCAGAAATTAGCTAATATGTTTTTAGGGGCAGAGGCTAAGTTGGCTAGAAGATTGTGGGAAGGTATGACGGCTTATACTTATTTGATTCAGGAAAAGTCAGTTAAGCAGACTCCTGTTGATCAAGGTGGTTTACGTGGAAGTATCGGAACAGATTTAGAACCTAGGAAGTTTAGAGCAATCATTAAGCCTAATGTGCCTTATGATAGATGGATTCACGAAGGCTGGATGAGAAGAAATGGGAAAATAGTTTATTTATTGGGGCATGGTCGGGCTGGTACTCCCTTTGGAGGGAAGCCTTTTATGTATTTAGGGGCTGGTGAGGCTCAAGCACAGGGTAATAGGATAATATCTGCTAAAATTAGTCAAGCAATTAAAGAAATATGAGTTTTCAAACATTATCTAACAAAATTAAATTAGTTTTAGAAGGGATAAGCGACATTGAAAGTGTTTACGATTATCCTTGGTTGAAGTTTGATGGTTACCCATCGGCTACAATCACTCCTTCGGGGTATGATAGCGACTATGAGACCAGTAGTGAGAATGAAAGGGTTTATATTTATACAGTCAGATTGTTTTTTAATTTAAACGATGTTAATAAGCCTACTTATAAAGAAAAAGTGGATGATGGACACAGAATTATCAGAGAATTGACCGATACAGTGATTGATACTTTTGACAAAGATGAGTTATTAAGTGGGATTAGTTTGCCTAGCGGATACACGATGATCGGGGTTAGGCCTATTCCCAGTAGTATTGTTTATTTTCCTGATGAGAAAATGGTGGTATCGGAGATTAAATTAGAGGTTAAAATTTCATTTGACACAAACTCTTAATGTTTGTTATTATTAATCAATGAGTAAAATAGCTGGCAGATTAGTTAGGTTAGGTTTAGCAATAGAAGCAACAAGAGGGACTGGATTAGCACCGACAATTTGGATGCCCCATGTTAATACGACACTTTTTCCTAAAGTTGATGAAGCTAGAGATATTGGTGCATTGGGTTCATTGGCAGATAGCAATGATAAATTAGTTACTGAGAAATATGCTGAGGGTGATATTACAGCAGAGCTGAGAGATCAATCTATTGGATATTTCTTATATGCTTGGTTGGGTGCAGTTAGTACGTCGGGGACAGCCTCAGAATATACACACGCATTTAGTTTAAGTGAAAGCAATCAACATAAGTCTTTGACGATTGTTGAAAAAAGTGACATTGTAACTCAAATGTATAAATTAGCGATGTTGTCAAGATTTGAAATTAATATGACCTTGGAGGGATTAGTACAATTTACGGCTGGCTTATTGGCCAAAAGTCCCGTTACTACAACTCAAACTCCGTCTTATACGACAGAAAACAAATTTACCAAGAAGGGTGTGAAGATTTATATAGCTACTGATTTGGCAGGATTAAGTTCAGCTACCGCATTGGAAACTAAAGCCTTGACCTTAACATCGGATTTGGGGACTGAAAGAGATTCAGCACATGGCACGGTTCAACCTGTAGATATTCTAAACAAAATGATTTCTATTGAAGGTAGCATGTCGCTTAATTATGAAAATAACACCTTGAGAGATTATATGGTTAATGGAGATAAAAAAGCAGTCAGAATTGATATTGAAGATTTAGATACTACTTTGACCTCTAATACTCCGTTATTGAGAATAGAATTACCTAAAGTTGATTTTTCAGAATGGGAAGGTAATTATGCTTTGGAAGATATAGTATCTCAGACGATCAAATTTAAGGCTAATTATGATACTACCAATGGGATAATTTCAACTTGTTCTTTACGAAACGGTAAAGCTTCTTATTAATTTAAAAAATTATGGATTTAATGGATATAAAACTTCCTTCGGGGAAGATTGCTAAAATTGTTCCTTATTTTACTAGAGGGGATGATAAATTTATCACTAAAGAAAGATGGGGCGGTGCTACGGTTCAGAACAAAGACGATGGTACGGTAGAAATTCAAAATATTCCTGTTGATCAGGCTGATCGTGAAGATGATGCTGTTGTTTTTAAGGGGACTAAATTTATTGATGAAAAAGAAGTTACAATGGAAGTATTGGATGAATTGGAGAGTAAAGACTTTCTGTTTTTATTGAATGGATTAAAGAAAGTAAGAGCAGGTAAAAAAAAATAGAACTACAGAGTATTATTGAGAAAGTCATATTTTTTAAACAAGGTAAAGCACGACCACCTGAGGAGTATTTGGACTATCTTATTATGAAGAATATGGGTTGGGATTGGGAGACTTACCTGCAACAGCCAAATGAATGGGTTATACTTATTCAGGAGTTTATGAGGATAGAAAATGGCTGATAAAAATATATCAATAATATTAACTGCGGATAATAAGACGAAAGCGGGATTTAGTGCGGTGGTTAAGAACATCAAAGAATTAGAAAAAGCGACTACTCAAACGACTAAAAGCACAAAAGGATTATCAACATCGGTGGCGGATCTAGCAAAAGGGTTTACAATAGCCACTTTGGCGGCAAATGTAATTCAGAAAGGGCTAAAATTAGTAAAGGATGAATTTGTAAATAGCATAAAAGAAGCCATTAATTATACAAATGCATTGACGGGGTTATCTTCTGTATCGGCGGCATTCGGTGAATCACAATCAGAGGCAAGACGGGCGGCGCTTGAATTGTCAAAAGATGGGTTGATGAGTGTTACTGAATCGGCAGAGGGTTTGAAGAATTTATTGGCAACTGGTTTCTCTTTACCAGAGGCTATTAACTTAATGAATGCCTTTAAAGATGCGTCTGCCTTCAACCGTCAGGGAACGCTAGAATTTGGTCAAGCCATAGTTGGAGCTACACAGGGTGTAAAAAACCAAAATTCTGTTATGGTTGACAATGTTGGTATTACAAAAAACCTGTCCAATATATTAAAGGAAGCAGGGTTATCTGAAAGTGCGTTGAGTGAGGTCACTAGTGATGCTTCTGTTAGGCAAGCACTTTATAACGGGCTACTCAAAGAAGCGGTTATATTTCAAGGTGATGCGGCTTTATCTGCCAAAACATTAGGTGGGCAAATAAGTACATTAAATACAATGTTTACAATGGCAAGGAAAGAGGTTGGCGATGCTTTGTCGCCAGCACTACAAATGCTTATAGAAGATTTTTCAACTGTCGCAAGCACGGCAGGACAGATATTGCTACCAGCATTAAGGCTAGTAATGACTGCATTTGTCGGATTAATAACTGGTGCAAGACTACTTGGTAATACAATTAGTGGTGTTATCGCCACATTTATAGCTATTCCACAAGCAATAAGAGAAGGCAGTCTTGATCCTTTAAAAAATACCTTCAAAGTTGTTGGACAGGACTATGCAGATATAATGGAAGAATCAGCATCTTCAATTGGTAAAATTTGGAATAATGAGATGGTAGATTTAAGTAGAAGCACGGTTAAAGGGATTGGTGATTCAGTTAAGGAAGTAAGCGAAAAAGCAAAAAAGTTAGCTAAGGATATTGCATCAGAAATTAAAGACTACTTGCGTGATGTTGAAAATATGACCAAAAGATTTGCCCAGAGTTTAAATGATTTGGTTTTTGCTCACAGAGATAAAACTAATGCATTGGAAAAAGACATAGCTAAAGAAAACAAGGAATTTAAGGAAAGTACCGATGAGAAAAAGAAAAATTTTGATGAAAACATGGAAGATTTGGAAGATAGACATGCTGAAAAAGTTAAATCTCTTGAAGATGATATTGCTGAGGAATTAGAAGCGGTTAGATTGGCAGAAAATCAGCGTGAGGCGTTTCAGGATGATAAATACTTAGTTGATATTAATAGGCACAAAAAAAAGGTTGAAGAATTAAAAGCTAGTTTGGAGAAAGAGAATAATGAATATTTTAAACAGACTAATAAATTAAAGACTGAGTTGGATGATCAGTTAAAGGATATAACAGAACAGCATGAGGATAAGTTAACCTTATTACAGGCAGAATTAGCGATTGAGATGGAGATTCAAAAAAAGCATGCTGAGGATTTTGCTAGATTAAAAAATCAAGTTAAAGAGGACGATATTACTAGGCTTAAAAATCAACATGCTCTAGAAAAAGCAGAAAGAGAAAGGGCTCATAATGAGAGGTTGGCTGAGTTATATTCTCAGGGGGCGTCTGAAAAGGCGTCTTATGACGCTGGCAGACAGGGTGAGAATCAGCAACAGGCCCAACAAGCGATTCAACAGGCTTCTGGTCAAACGATAACTGTTCCTCATGTTACTACTCCTACTATTCTTCCTTTACAAAATATTGGTGTCGGGAGTAATAGTACAGGTTCATCGGGTAGCAGTAGTGGTCTTTTTGGTGGCATTTCAGATGCAGTTTCTAGCATTTGGAGTGGAATTACTGGATTTTTTAGTAATTTACCGTTTTTTGCGGAAGGTGGTGTGGTGTCGGGAAGTCCTAATGAAGCTCAGTTGGCGGTGGTTCATGGTGGGGAAACAATCATACCTGCTGGTCAGGCAGGTGGAAGTGTTGTTTTGAATGTAAATATTGGAACTTTGGTAAACTCAAGTGTGGAAAGAAGAAATTTTGCACAACAAATTTGGTTAGAAATTGGGGAAATTGCTCAAGCACAAAACAAAACCCCTCAGGAGTTATTAAATATATGAGTTGGACACTAGGAAGCGTTACTTTAAAAGCACCTGTTTCTTTTAACAGGACACAAATGGAGATAGCTAAGAGTAATTTAATGTTAGATGGTACGTCTAAAAAAGATTTCATCAGGCAGAAAGAAGTTTTTGAGATTGGGTTAGTTGGGCTGACTCAAGCACAGGTTACAGAGATTATTAACTTATATGAAAGTAAAGTTGCAGTGGCATTTGTTGTTAGTGAGACTAATTTAACTATTGCCTCTACTCAGGTATTTATTACAATCTCTGAGAGAAAGTACAATTTTAAGGGTAATGAGTATCGGGAAGATATTAATTTAAAATTAGAGGAGGTTTAATGCAGTCATTGGCTGATTCAATTTCTACCGCTTTTGATAGTGTTACGACAGCTAATGCTAGGTCATTGGTTTTTCAATTTTATATTAGTTGGATAAGAAACTTATCTAACAATCTTTTCGGTGTTGTTGGTACTTCTACCGTAAATAATGCTTTAGTTAGAGGAGAGACGACAGTTTTAACTCCGATTGACGCTTTTGAATTTGTGAATGAAACTGATCAGGTGATTAGTTTGGAGTATGATAGATTTATTCAAGAACCTTTAGGGGGGATTAGTTTTGGGATTATGAATGTTATTTTGGATAATACCGACAAGAGATTTACGCCCAATTTTGATTCTACAATAGGGACTGCTATTTTGCCTAACAGACCGACTAAGATGGCGATTGGATTTAATGTTAGAGGTATTAATAAAAGCTTAATAGTGTTTAAGGGGTTGAGTAATACTATCCAAGAAAACAAGGGCAATAGAACGGTTATGTTTTCGGGATTTGATTATGTTTCTTATTTGAATGAATTAGATATGGATTCTCAGATTTATACAGATCAAAGATCAGATCAGATTATTGAGCAGTTATTAATTGAGGCTGGACTGGGTACAAGTCAATATCAATTGGATCAAGGGCTTAATACTATCGGATTTGCGTGGTTTAAGAGTGGTCAGAAGGCTGGGGATAGGATCAGACAGATTTGTGAAGCTGAGGAGGCTAATTTTTATCAAGATGAAAATGGAGTTATAAGGTTTGAGAATAGAAGAAAATATAATTTAAGTCCTTATAATACGATTGTTTGGACTATCAACAAAGACGATATTTTAGAGTGGGCTCAGGATAGAAGCGTAAAGATTGTAAATAAGTGTGTTGTTACTGGTACGCCTAGAACGACTGGTGATAAGACTGAAATTTGGAAAGATGGAATTGTTGAGGAGGTGGCCTGTAAAGGAGAGATTGAGATATGGGCTAAATTTGATAATCCCGCTATTAGTATTGATGATTTGGTGGCTAATACGGATTACAAAGCCAACACTGCTTCTAACGGGACTGGCACAGACATAACAAGTAGCGTAAGTATCGTGTTAGAAGGATTCACAGAGACTGCTAAATTGACGATTACTAATAATGCAGGTCAAAAAGCATATATTACCTTTTTGAGGTTAATGGGTATACCTGCGGTGGAAACTTCACAGATTGCACAGGAATATTCTGACGCTACATCTATTAAAAAGTATGATGAAAAACTGTTGACGATTGAGAATGATTATATTGATGACGATACTTTTGCTTATTATTTGGCCAGAACGATTGTCGGGAAATATAAAGATCCCTTAAAGAGAATTACAATTAGAGTTAGGGGGATACCTAGATTACAATTAAAAGACAAAG